TGAAAAGAAAAGTCAGAGCCGTTATTGAGGAGAACATAGACTCGGTTATCCGCTGCGGCGAGTTTGATCCGTCAGAGTCTGTAATCAAAGAGGTCTGTGCTATTCTGGTCGAGTATCATGGTTCCGACATTCTTTATGAGGTCATCGATGGTGACAGAGAAATTGCTGAATTTCTTTGGAATCGCGAATCTCTGGCGGCTGGCGATAGAGTTCACAAGCTGCTTCACAAATGGGCATTCGAGCATCTTGAAAGGAATCAGGACATGGCTTGGGAATTTTGGGAAGAACAGCGCATGGCCCCTTCGGAGGACTACCGATGAAGCAATATGTACCTATAGCTTTTATTCTGGCACTTTTCGCTGTTCTTGGAATCGCTGGCAATGCTGACCTGGAGGATCAGCAAGCACAGGATCGAGAATACTGCGAGCTTGTAGCTTTGTGGAAATCAACTCCTGACGGCTACGTTGGAATTCCACCGTACAGATCAGACATTGACTGTGAAAAGATTTAAAGTTTTAGATTTATTTTCTGGCATAGGAGGCTTCAGTCTAGGACTTGATCGAGTTGGAGGTTTTGAGACTGTTGCCTTCTGTGAAATTGAAAAATATTGCCAAAAGGTTCTTTTAAAGAATTGGCCTGGAGTACCCATTTATGACGATGTCAGAAAAATCACAGCAGATCAGCTTTTTCGAGATGGAATCAGACCGAACTTCATTACAGGCGGATTCCCATGTCAGGACATCTCAATCGCAGGAAAACAGGCTGGAATTACTGGCGAAAGATCAGGCTTATGGTCAGAACTCGCCAGAATTATTGGCGAAGTACAACCCGAATACGCAATCTTGGAAAACGTCACAGCTCTCATTTCTGGAGACAGCGGAAGATGGTTTGGAAGAGTTCTTGGAGACTTGGCCGAGATCGGGTATGACTGTGAATGGCACTGCATATCAGCTTCCGCGCTTGGCGCCCACCATCACAGAGATAGGGTCTGGATTATTGCCTACTCCAAGAAGTTGCAGCGCAATGTCGGCCAAAATTACAGAAAAAACAGCGCAAGCAAAATATCCGAATTTGGAAACAGTAGTAGCGAGACAGATATGGCCCACGCCAATGAGCAGCGACTACAAATTTGCATACAAACACACAGACAGGAATGGGCATCAAACAGGATTGGCAACGGCAGTTCAAAAATACTGGCCTACTCCGACAGCAAACAATGCGAAGCAAGGAGCTTATCCTTCAGAATACACAAGGAATACACCAACGCTCTCAGCGCAGGTTGGTGGGAGTCTGAACCCGAATTGGGTCGAGTGGCTGATGGGATTCCCAATCGGGCACACCGACTTAAAGGCTTAGGAAATGCAGTCGTGCCGCAGATTCCTGAACTGATCGGACGTGCTATAATGGAGCATGAAAAAAGTAGACTCAGAGGGTATTCTGCTGATTGAGCATTGCAGCGAATGCCCTTACCACCAAACCGATGATTACAATCCAGCCAGACATTGGTGCCACAACATCAAGTCTGGCTCGGCCGTTGAAGTATCAATAAATTACGAATTCCCAATTATTTGTCCGCTTGAGTCAGTCTGATGGCAACTCTTAACGATTTGATTCCTGATTCAACTGTCAGCTCAAGTGGCAACGTGTTTTACACCGCCACCACCGGCATATATCTCAATGTTGACAACGAGCCGAATGGCTCATCGACCGATTTTATTGGCAACGGGACAGGCGAGCTAGACTGCGAATACGTTTTCGGTCTATCCAATGTCAATTCAGACTTTGACAGTATGACCAGTCTTGGCATTGAGTGGGATGGCGTAGCTAGTGGCTTTTCAGATGATAATTGCACAGTCACTGCTGTAATCAAGAATTCATCAGGCACCAACCTGACTAACACGATTACACTGTTCACCGAATCGACAACAACAAGAACGCAAAGCACTCAAGCCTTTTCAACATATTCAGGTTCCAAGACGGATTGGGATGGCGCAGAGCTATTCCTGAACTGGACTTATAACAAAAACAGAGGGCCAGACGATGGTCAGTGCTTGCTGTATGGCGTTCGGGCATCTGGAACCTATAATGCTGCCGCTCAACAATTTACGCTGGTCTGCAACAACAAAGCATTCAGCTTCACTGGCCAGTCTGCTGGATTAACGGTTAGCAGAACTGTCTCGCTTGACAATAAGACATTCAACTTTACCGGACAGGCAATGGTTCCTGCTCGGCAGAAAACTTTGCTTGCTGGTTTTCTCGGAATTTCTTTTACAGAGCAAGCTGCTGCATTTATTACCAATCGCAATTTGCCGATTGATACTGGAAGCCTGACTTTTACAGGCATTGCAGCAGGATTGGCTTCCGACTTTCTCTTATCTGCGGCGAGTTTTACTTTTGACGGTGCAGGGCAGAGTGTTGGCATATCTGTTCAAAGAAATCTCACAGCAGACAATCAGACGTTCAGCTTTGCAGGACAAGCAACCGGACTGACTGTATCCAGATCGCTGACTGCCGATTCTGGTTCTTTTGCTTTCACTGGTATTAATGCGGGAATCAGCAAAAGCAAAACGATTGCGCTAGACCCGAGATATTTTCAATTCTTTGGCAAACCGCTAACACTGACAACAGCCAGGTCATTAACTGCACAAACTGGCACAGCAGCATTCACTGGTCAGGCTGCAATAATTTCTCGATCCAAACAGATCGCAGCGGATGCCGGATCGCTAACCTTTGCAGGGCAATCTGCAAACTTTGTTGCGTCAAGGACGCTGACTCTTGATAGCCAGTCGATAACTTTATCCGGTCAGGCACTTGGAACAATACGCAGCCGAATCGAAACGCTTGGCTCTGGTTTTTTTGCTTTTACCGGACAGTCTGCAACTCTTGCCAGAGGAAGATTTCTGTCGTTAGACAATCAGGCGCTCACCTTCTCTGGCCAAAATTTAGGGCTTGTCCAATCTAAACTGATTTCACTGTCTACAGGCTCTTTAGCTTTTGCCGGACAGCAAGCAACTTTTAGCAAAGACAAACAACTATCAATAGATACTGGCTTTCTTGGTTTCGTAGGGCAGTCTGCAAACTTTATTGCGTCAAGGGCACTAGCCCTTCAAAGCCAAACGCTTACCTTTGCAGGGCAAGCCCTAAACACAATACGCAGCAGAATTGAACCGCTTTCTAGTGGGTCTTTTACTTTTACTGGCATAAGTGCAGATTTTGATAAATCAAAAAGGCTTGTTCTCAATGTCAAATCTTTTGACTTGTCAGGTAATGAGATTGGGCTTTTAACAGCCAGATTGATAACAGCACAAACTGGCACAGCATCACTCGCCGGACAGCCAGCAACAATTATCAAAGGCAAGACAGCGATTCTTGACAGTGGCGCAATTAGTTTTGCTGGACAGCAAATTGGTCTGACCAAATCTTTTCAGCTATTACTGGATAGCAAAACATTTGCTTTCACTGGTCAAACTTCAAACATTCAAAGAAATACAACAATTGCGCTAGATTCTGGATCGGCAACCTTTGCTGGTCAGTCAGTCAATCTGACTTTTGCCGCAGGGAAAATTCTGACAGCAAATGCTGGCCTTTTTACATTTGCAGGACAGCAGACAGGACTAACAACATCAAGAACACTTCAAGCAGACGCCGGAGCTTATTCGGCAACATTTTTTCCTGCTAATCTTGCCAGAGGCCAAATCGCAACGCTCGGATCAAAGGCGTTTTCATTTGCTGGCACTGACCTCAACTTTACAATCGGAATATCTGTTGGCCTTTCCGCGAAGCTATACCAGTTTGAAGGCTTTGCAGCTTCTTTTGATAGAAGCAGAGTTGCTACAGCGCAGAGCAAATCATTTAATCTGGCTTTTCAGAATTTCTATGCCTACAGACCAATTCCACGACCGACCAGTTCTGTCATCACTTTATCGCTAGATACTCAGAAGCTCAGTTTTTCAAGACCAACATTTGACCAAGTGAATATTGCGGCAGCAACCACAAATTCGCTGTCGGATGGAAAAACTACCACAACAGCAGCTGGAAGTGATAAAATCAGCGCACAGATTTAATAAATGCGGTAATCGCAATGGGAACTTTGACTAGAAAGCGCGGCGATAGTTTCGCTAACGAATATGAAATCACATCTGCCGCCACAGGCGCAGTTGTAAATATCACGAGTTATACTTTTGTCATGTCGGTAGACAGTCGACAGAATCCAAGCGATACCAGTACACAAGTTTTCACCGTGAACGGCGTAATCACGGACGCTCCGGCTGGTCTTGTTGAGTTTGCACCAAGTGCAGCGCAGACAGATGTTACGCCAGGAATCTACTTTTACGATGTACAGCTAACTGATGATGTTGGCAGAATCAGGACTTTTGATTCTGGCAGATATATCATCGAGCAAGACTACAGCAAATAATTGAGGCAATCAGATGGCAACTTTCAACCAAATCAATGACTGGCTTGAAACGGCAGTCGAAGGCGCAAACTGCGGAACAGACCAGTTCGTGGTTGCACTGACTAATACTGCTCCTGGCAGTGAATCAACTCCGCCGACTGGCGATGGTGCTGGCGTACTAGCAAACATCACTCAAGTCGCGTATACCAATTTATCGACAAGAAACCTGACCACAAGCTCCAGTTCCCAAACAAGCGGAACTTACAAGCTAGTTATTGCTGATCTCACTTTGACAGCATCAGGCGGCTCTGTCGGCCCATTCCGATATATCTATGTTTATGACGATACAGTCACGAGTCCAGCTGACCCGCTGGTCGGCTATTACGACTATGGTTCAAGCATTACGCTGAACGATGGCGAAACGCTCCAGCTAGATTTCGATGGCGTGAACGGTTTATTCCAACTGTCCTAATCTCTCTAGACCTTGTTTTCCGGCTGGTTGCTTGATCGCGCCAGCCGACTTTTTTAGAAGGGGCGGTAGGGTAAAAAAAGATTCTTCGGGGAAGAATCGCATCGGTACGGGGTACGGATGAAATTTCCAAAGCACAAAACAGTTCCAACAGACAAGCTCATTACTCGGTCAATTGAAGGAAGTTTCGCGTGAAACGCGGTAACCAGGGTGATGGCGGTGGCAGACCTCTAATAGTATTTGACGAAGATCAGGTCAAACAAGTGGAGCATCTTGCGTCTGTACTTTCAAAGCACCAACTCGCTGACTACTTCAACATCTCTGAAAACACATTTCGCGAGATAGAAGGCAGACAGCCTGAAGTTTCTGAGGCATATAAAAAAGGGAAAGCGAAAGCCATTGCGGGAATAGGCGCTGGATTGATAAGTCAGGCCAAAAAGGGCAACACAGCTGCGACAATCTTTTACCTGAAAACACAAGCTGGCTGGCGCGAAACAGATGAATCTCAAGCCAACAGAGAACCAATCACCATCAATATCGTTAAGCCAGATGGCGCAGACAATTCTGCTTAATCCGACTGTCCCGCAGTACCAGTACATGGTCAGCACTGCGAGGTTTCCAGCACTGGTCGCTGGCTTTGGCGCTGGAAAAACTGAAGCGGCAATTCTGCGATCCATATTTGGGATATTGAGACATCCTGGATTAAATCGTGGCTTTTACGAACCAACTTATGACCTGATTCGTATGATTGCGTGGCCGAGATTCGAGCAAACGCTTACAGAACTTGGAGTTCCATACAGGCTGCAAAAGTCACCATTGAACCAAATAACGATTGAAGGCTACGGGCAAATATTTTTCCGCAGCATGGAAAATCCAAATCGAATTATTGGCTACGAACACGCAGACGCTGACATTGACGAACTAGACACGCTGAAGAAAGAAGATGCAGCGCACGTTTGGCGGCAAGTCGTAGCAAGAAACAGGCAGCAGAAAGATAAAGGACAGAACTCAATTGGCGTGACAACAACGCCGGAAGGATTCCGCTTTGTTTACGAGACATGGAAGAAGCATCCACAGCCTGGATATGAAATTATACAAGCTCCAACAAATAGCAATCCGTATTTGCCGTCAGGTTATATCGAGAGCTTGCAGGACATTTATCCACAGGCATTGTTATCTGCATATCTTGAGGGCCAGTTTGTTAACCTCTCATTCGGCACGGTCTACGGAAGTTTCGATAGACAGTTGCACTCCAGCAGAGAAGAAATCAGAGGCAACGAACCGCTTTACATTGGATGTGACTTCAACGTCACCAGACAGTGCGCCATTGTTTACGTCAGGCGTGGAGAAGAATGGCACGCAGTAGATGAGCTTATTGATATGTATGACACGCCATCAATGATCGACACATTGCAAGATCGGTATCACGGGCACGCGATTTATATCTATCCAGACGCAAGCGGCAGAGCAAGAAAAACGGTCAACGCCTCAATCAGTGATATTGCTTTACTGGAGCAAGCTGGCTTTCTGGTAAGGGCAAAGAAAGCCAATCCAGCAGTGAAAGATCGTGTAATGGCAACCAATTCTGCATTTGAGCGCGGCGTGTTATACTGCAATCCAACCAAAGTCAGGACACTGATCGAATCGTTTGAACAACTCGCCTATGACAACAATGGCGAACCAGACAAGAAATCAGGACTTGACCACGCAATTGACGCAGCGACTTATCCGATAGCATACGAAATGCCAATTAAAAGACCAGTTGCGCATATACCAGTGAACTTCAGCATTTGAGATTACGCCAATGCCTGTTTCAGACACTAATTCCGAATACGAAAAGAATATAGACAAGTGGGAACTGACTCGCCGCGCAGCAGACGGGCCAACGCAAAAAGAGGCTCGCGAGTATATCCCGCGCAGAACTCACGAAGATGAACATCAGTGGCAGA